CCTATTATTTGCGAAATGTCACCCGACCTGCACTTTTTTTATTGTTTTTTAACGTGGCTGGTGCAGTGAGGTAAAAGTTTTAAAAACTTTTTGTATTTACCCCCGTGCAGAAATTGACTTTTTTTATAATTTTTTTTGTTTGGGTTTACCGAAGACAAGTAAAAAGACCAACCTCACTGTGGCAGCTACGTTAAACAAAAGGGCCGCAAATCCTTTAGAATCAAGGAAAACTATTGTGTGCGGAATTTTTATTATTTTTATTTAATTAAATAGGGCAATCCACATCCAGTATTTAAACACCATTTCCTCCAGTCTTCCCTCTATTATTCTCCCTTATATTGTTGTTATGTATTTGGGGTAGTATATGTTGTAGGTATGGGGGTTAGGCGACGATGGGAGGGGGTTGGTGCAGTAGGTATATGGACGTAAAACTATACTACATGTTGTGGTTTTAGTGTTCGACACTACAATATGTAACAAACAAAAGAATTTTGTAATTACAAATGAACAATATTATATATCACAGCCCCGACTATCAATCTTCATACTCATACCCAAAGTCCCCATCATTATATAATCCTACATTGTAGACTACTGGTAACCTGCTTATCTGAAACATGAAGTTCTCTTTGATTACGGTGTGGTTCTTAGCTGATGCTTTGGTAGCTTTGATCGCTGATCGAAGGGAGCAGCCGTGTTCGAACATGTGTGGGAGGGCATATTTATACAGCAAGAATTTATAAAAATAAAAAATACTACTGAAATTGATGCGCCCATTAAACACATCATCATATGATCTAGCCCCAAATATATTATGAGCCAAGTTCTTATCTTGCTCCACCTCCTCTGACCTACCAATCATTCCGACTGATAGACCAGTTCCCCATTGTGATACTACATACTTCATGCTAACTCCTTCAACATCTTTGTTCCCTTGTTTGTGATCTTACGTTTACCATCGATCTCCATGAACCCGCTACGAAGGAGGTTGTTCTCTGCATCAAGCTGGATGGCAGAGCGGGACATCCCAGTAACAGCCGATAGCATCTGGAGAGAGCTAGGGCCATTGGATTTGAGAACGTCAAGGATCTGGACTTCAAGGTTGGTTAGACCATGTGGTTTGATCCCCAAGATTTGTTTCATTTGGAGCCAAGCTTTTGCGTCCACCTTTGGATTGTTATTGATCTCGCAGAATGCTTTGATTTCCAAAGCTCTTTTGATTGCGCTACGGGCATTGCCACGAACGGTTTCAGCGATCTGCTCAAGAACATCCCCGTCGAACTGAACCCAATCAATCTTCTTCTGAATGATATGAGCAAGCTCCTTGGATACATAAGGCTTGAAATCTACAATAGTCATGCGATCCTTGAGTGGATCGAAGATCTTGTGGAGTTCAGTAGTAGCAAACAAGAAATTCTGCTTTACGAAGTCGAATGTAGCGAAGCCTTCTCCAATAGAAACCTGCTTACTCTTAGCTCCCTCGCTATTGAATACCGTCAAGAACACTTCAACCAAATCTTTAGGTAAGGCATGGCACTCATCGAAAAGAACAGTAATCTCCTCTCCAGCGATAGCTGGCATGAAGACCTGTTCAAAAAACTGTTGAGCATTGCGGATTGTCCCGCAGTTAATCTCAAGAAGTTTTCTTTCGATTCCGCTAGCAAATTCCTTTGCGAACTCAGTCTTACCCAAACCTTTAGCTCCGTTGAGCATGATGGGTGGAATGATAGAGCCAGCCTTGTGAGCTTTGGCGTAGAAGCCAAGGCGACCCTTGACTTCACTCTGACCTACAAGTTTTGCAAACATGACTTAGTGGATTTGGAATTGAATGTTTTCTACAGCTTCAGGCTCATCAGTGATCGAAGAAACAACCATAGATGGAGCAGATGACTCTTGGATCTCGATACCAACCGAATCAAGCCACTTTTTACTGACTGATACGTTGGCATTGGGGCCAAGATTGTTGATAAGATCAGCAAGTTTAATGCTGACGAAACTGGTCGAACCCTTGGGGCGACCACGACCTCTTTTTGGTGTATTACTCATAACGGAGGTAGATTAACCTTGGAGTTTGGGTAGGTCAACATTTTTTTGATTAAAATATGAATTATTTTCCAGACCAGAGTTTTAGGCAAGGATCTACAAACAAATAACCCGCCCCCTCAAAACAAAAAACGGGGACGGGCTATGTGCCAACAAATGAATATTTAATATTTTTTATTCCCCCGACTCAAACGAATGAATTTTTCTTCCCTCCATAAGCATTGCCTTTGCTAAAATTGCATAATTAACAATATCATCGCAAGCATCTTCAACACTCTCATTTGATACCTTCAACTCCTTGTCATTTGTAAAAGACCTAATCCTTTGAATCTTATCGATTACTCTAAGAAGTAAGCCTTGCACTGGATCAATACCCAGAACAGATGCAGCGTTAAAATTAGCGAAGGGATCTTTCGAAGTTTTCCCTCCAGTATAATCGTTATTTTTTTGTCTCATAATATCCCTGCAAGTTTCACAGGTATCTTTATGCAGTTTTAATAGCTCTTCAGTTGTCATAATTTTGTTTAGATTTTATTCTTTCTATATGCCTTTCCCACATTCCCTCGTTGGAATTATCTTTTTCATATTGCGCTATAAGCTTTTCTGCTTTCTCGATTCTGCTCTGTGCCAACTTAGATCGGGCTTCCCAATAGATTTGAAAAGGGAATTTAAACCAACAAATTAATCCGACGATTAGCCCTAGTGGAATACCGATCACAATAGCACTTAAAAAAATAATAAGTTCCTGTATTTTATAGATCATAATTAATATCACTTTTTAATTCGCTTATAGGCATGTTATACATGTTTGCATGAACTCTAAAACCATTTGATATATCTATCTGCCCCTTACGCATATACTTAGCCTTCTTAAAGTATTCGTCTTGAGCCATGTAACCACACAACCAAATTGATTTAACTTTGTGATAAGTCGCGTTTCTTCCTTTCCCCTCTTTCCTGTCAAAGGTGATCGAAATAAAAGCGTAAACATCTGTTTTTTGATGCTTGCTGGTTGCAGCGATAGAGACTTCGTAATGACCTTCAACGTCTCTCGTTCTCCTCTTGGTTTTAACCTCAATCTTTTTTCCACTCTTTAATAAATCGTAATTATACTTTTCATTACCTTCATCGCAAGAAATATTATCTGCTTTTAGGTGTCTAGCTAGAGCTATTTCGCCAAGGTAACCAGCTAAATTTCCACCTCCAGATGTGATTGAATTCCTGATGGAACCTAAATCTTTAGATTTTTTTATTGCTTCCCTCGACATCCAAGGGAAATATTTTAGTTTTTTAGGAATCACAGAGATTAATTTGTTATTTTAGTAAGAGTTTAAAAATTTTGTTTCGATTAAAAATAACATCCCATATTTGGAAATATCACAGTCGATCTGGGTCTTCTTCAATAGTTTCCAGCAATCTCTCTACCTTTTTCCTGCTATCGTCTTCGTATACAGCTAATTCAGCAAACTTGTGGTCTGTTCCGAATATCTCTTTCATTTTCTTTGACATCTTGGGGTCTACGTCAAACGCTTCTTCAGGAGCTGGTTTACGTCGAAATAAACCGAACAGTAGTTTAATTAGTTTTTTCATGTTAGAGTTAATTAAAAAGGAGTTCAGTAATTACACGAATGATATGCGCTATTGCTTCGAAGATTGAGTGTATGTTCATTTTAAAGATCCTTTATGCGATCAATAACCATTTGGTAGGTAGCAGCAGAAGTATCATTCTTTCTGTTGGGGGCAATCATCTCATGCGTCAGAATATTGTCAATACCAAAACCAAATTTATCCATAAGGTATTTGCATTTCTTGGCAGCGGAATCAATTTCAGCAGCACTTGGTGTGCGTTTGTTGGTATCCCCATAGAAAGAAATGCCGATACTATAACCATTTAGACCGCTTACACCTTTCCAAGAAGATCTCCCAGCATGCCAAGCTCTTTTCTTATCATAAACAAATTGTGTGCGAGATCCATCAGGCGCAATAAGATAGTGATAACTAACCTTGGACGCAGCATTTAAAATCCATGAACGAGTCCCATCATGACTTCCACTGCTATGATGCAGAATCACATATTTAGGTTTAATCGGCCCAGACTGGTTTGGTGACGCTTTATATACTTCAGGGTAATCATCTTTAAGTTCTTGGGCTGGAGGCTCTGGCTTTTCTGGTTCACCTTTATCATCATGAACTAGATTCTCCCAAATCATTTTCCATGTAGCGGGGCCATCAATTCCGTCAGCTTTAAGGCCAAGTTTACCTTGGACTTCTTTGACGATATCGGTTTTTCCTTTAAATTTCATAAATTAAAAATTATTATTTTTAAAAAGCAGTCTTTATTCGGCACTAGTCTCGGCGCTAGTCTCGGCGCTAGTCTCGGCGCTAGTCTCGGCGCTAGTCTCGGCGCTGGTCTCCGCGCTGGTGTATTCTGCACTCGTCTCATTCCAGTTTTGCACATTGAAAGAATGAGATGCTTGGTCTGCGCTAGTGCATTCGGGATAAGTGCATTCCGCGCTAGTGCATTCCGCACTAGAAGTGCATTCAGCACTCGTATCCCAAGGTGGCTCAGAGCTGCTGTATTCAGCACTCGTTTCGGCACTGTTATCAAACCAGCTAGGTCTTAACTTACGAAGTGCAGCGGTGAATTGACCATAAAGTTTTTTCGCATTGAAGATTTTGCCACCATGCGTTGAAAAATCCGCTTCAGTAAGTGTATAATTTGTCCGTTCACCCGCCCGTGCATCAGCAGTCTCGATCATGGCGTTGATGTCTGAAATGTACTCTGCCACGGGAGTCCCACCTCCTGCACCACCAAATGTCCAAACAGTTACAAGTACAGGCTTACCTTTGAAAACTAAAAATGCAGGGTTACCACTATCACCTTTGATTTTACTCTCATGAAAAATAAGTCTTTTGGGGTCTGTGGGTGTCTGCATCCTACCTCCAGAACGCCAATCTATGATGAGAGCTTTCTCTTCTTGATCGAGGCCAAGGCAAGCTATCTTGCTGAAGTTATCTAAATAGTCACTGTAATTGCTAGGCATCACAGAGCAAGGCTTTATCGAAGAAGGAAGATCGCTGTCTAAAGTGTAGATCGTTAAGTCTGGGTGGTAGTTTCTACATTCGGGGTGTCGAGCCTTTCCTATCACGGTGCGGTCATGCACTGCGCCGTTCTTCTCTACAAACCTAACCACTGCCCCCACAGAATACTCGTAGTGCGCTGCACCTATAATATGTCTTGGGGTTACTAATGTTCCCGCTTTCTTATGACCACCACTATTATTCCAAGGAGATAAGCAGGTAAGATCTAAGTCTTTGCACCATAAATTGCGATTCCTGACATACTCAGCGCTCGCATGATCCTGATGGGTGAACACCTTCCCATTCGCCTCCATAGTCATAGTCTCATCCAGAAGGTCATCAATTTGTTTCGAACAGTGAATAGAAGTCGGTTTCATAATTGATTATATCTTTGTATTTAAATTTATCTAATTAAAAATGGTGCGCCCGGTGAGATTCGAACTCACGACCAAGGGTTTATGAGACCCCTGCTCTAACCACTGAGCTACAAGCGCATTAAATAGAAATCTTTTCTATAGTTAATTCAACATCCCGACGTAGATCGCGTAGATTTTCTTCAAGCTTTGCCAACTTCTGCTCAATTATTACTGCATACCCTTCTGTAAATGTGAGTTGATTATCAATGCAGTAGTTGGAAACTTCTTCCGAATGATTAATTTCATTCATATTATTTTTTATTAATTTTTTGCTCTTCTTCCTTTACCGTCCATACAAGGTATGGCTTACCTGAAAAATTCAGTGTGTTGAGCGCTTTATCTACTTTCGTTCTTGTAATCGTCTTATCTTTAGATGTAAACGTTACGGTCACATAGCTCGGAATCGTAGCCCATCTAATAGGCTTACGCTCTTCTCCTTTTTTGATACGGATTTGAGATGCTTTAAATGTTTTTGTCAATACCTCCCAGATATGAACTCTACCTTTGCCAACTGATACTCCAGTCATTATTGAAGTGTATTTTGTCTCCCCTATTGCTGGTGTTATTAAGATTACTAAGGCTGCAAGTGTAAATAATGCTTTGCTTCGTCCCATTTTTATTAGTATTTTTTAAAGTTGGCAACCCGTAGGGGGATCGAACCCCTATTGCCAGAATGAAAATCTGGAGTCCTAACCATTAGACGAACGGGTCTTATTTTTTTTGTGCTTTTTAATTTGTCCTTTCCTACCTGAAACGGTTCCTCTAATAACATTCAATTCCTTAATAGATAAATCTTTAAAATTTTTAAGAACCCACTCAAGGTAATGAGTGGGAACTTTTTTTAAAAAACAATTTTTATATTTGCCAAAGGTTACGACCCACTTACCAGACTCTCTTTTAAGATTCTCCATACAATAAAGTGATAATAGCTCTGGAGGGGATCGAACCCTCACGATCTAGGATCAACGGATTTTAAATCCGCAGCGTCTACCAATTCCGCCACAGAGCCTAAATTTACTTGACTGATACCACAATATATTCGTGATTATCTTGATAGCTGTGAGCGTAGGTTATACAATCCTTGAAATTACCATGATAATCAATAAACGAGGCATCCACAACTAGGAAATCACCATCTGGAAGAGGATACTTATCTGCACCTTTAGCCAAGTGAGTTGAAGAGATTCTCCAACCGTTCGCATCTCTCTTAACCAAACTTTTAAAACGCTTCATTTCGGAAGGATGATCGTCTTCGTTAAAATGACTAAGCATTTTCTCCAGTTGAAACTTGGTGAGAGACACGCAAGCCTCAACTTTTTCTGGATAAATGATCTCCTCTTGAATTACCGTTTTAACTTCAGGAGTCTTAAAGGAAGTCCAAGTCGCAAGCGCACAAAGCGTTAGTGATACAGCTAAGAATAATTGTGTTTTCATTT